AGATCAAGATCATCAGCCGCCTGACCCTCGTCGTTGGCTAGGATGAAACAATCGCCGGCGCGAATAATCAACGAATACAGCGCTGACAGATCAAGATCAGTAGTTTTCCAGTTTTTCTTCGCGCGGCCGACCAAAATAAAGTTAAAGACCGGTGTGCCGTCGGGTCGCACCGTATCGAGCGCAGTTTCAAACAAGCGGCGCCGGTACGGCTCGATCGTCTTCAGCAACGGTCGACCATCGAGCCAATACAGGTGGCTGAAGCACAGCGTGGAGGAAATACGCGGCTTCTTCCTCTTATTGGCCATCGACTAATTCCTCTTCCACCGCGGCTTCGGCCTGGATCTCCAACCGCTCGCGATAAGTTAGCGCCGGCGACAGATCACGTGGCTTGCGCTCGACACCGAGCACTTCGAACAGTCGGCGCAGATGTGAAGTCGCGCGGCCATACTCATCGAGATTAATTTCCTCGCCGAGCGATAGCAGCGCATCGAGCCGTTCGAGTTCACATTCGATGCTGCTGGCGCGCTTGATTAAAGAGAGCTGTGCTTCGCTCAGCGCGTCTTTGCCAAGCCCGCGACTGATATCCTGAATGTGATGGTTGCAAAGATCGTAAAAACGGCGGGCCCCAAGCGCTATTCGAATCGCCTTCGACGAACAGTCTCCGGCCGCTCGTCACCGCCGAACGGGGACGACGTTTTGCACGACGCTCTGACTCACGTTCGATCGAGCCGACCGCAACTTCGCTTGCACTCATTGGTTGGTTCTTTTTGTTGCTTTTAATGCGCAAAAATCACTGACGATTTGCTGACTGTCAATATCTGCATGCAAGGAGATGCCCAATTGTCATAGCATCTTCTCATCGGGGTACAAGGATTGTTAAACTGTTTATTCCGATAATAATCTAGCGATTTCAATATGTTAGTGGCCAATAATCTCGCTACGATACAACCGACCGTAATACGAAATAACTCAACAATACCAATCACTTAAACATGCGCGCTCCAGTTGCACAGAGCCTGGATTTTAGGCTCAGGAAACCACGATTTAGAGCGTAACTTTTCTGCAAAATGGAACTCAGATCAGGTGGGGGTTAGTTGGGGTTTTTTGGTCTTGGAGCCCTACTTTCTATTAAATGGATTCTCTTCTCTCTGCCATTCCGCGCGCGTTAAGGGAATAAATGAAAAATCTCCACCAAACCCCAACACAAGGTTCAGCGCTGAGTGAGCTTCCATTGCGGATAACCGTGGAGGCTTCCAGTCTGTAATAGCGTGAAGTGATTGACAATTTTGCCTTGAACGCGTTTGAGCCAGCGACCCAATCGAGCGTTACTCACCATTCCTCCGGTTCGAGCCAGGGCAACTGCTGACAGGGCGTTGTAGAAATTCGGAACGTTGACGGCGCGTCCGATCACGTCCTGGACGGTGTATTTCTCGTTTAAGACCAAGTGTTCTTTCCATTGCATGATCACGGCGACCAGCTCGGCGCGGTGTGGATCGTTTTCCCGGATATCGGCCAATGTTTCGCAGGGGTCGATCTTATTCAGCCAAATCAGCGGCTCGCGAATCCGGTGCGACCACTCTTCGAACGATCCAAAGGACGGCAGGCTTATGGGCGTGCCGGCTGCTGTTGTGTGCCAAGCGCGCAGCACGGTGAGCGCTGCGGCAACGAATTCACCGCGTCTTGTTTTGGCGATTTCAATGACGTTGGTTTTGAATTCCCGTAGCTCGGGGCGCTCGCAGCCGGCGTCCATCGAGCACAGCAGCGTTCGCCTGATGGCGTCTCCGCCGATCATGAGATTATTGCCGGTCGCAAAAATCGTGGCATTGACCGGAGTTTCGATATTGCGGCTTTGCCCGAGCACCCGGATATTGAGCTTGGGCTGCGTCAGCACCTGGCACAGGAATGCGCTTTCGAGGACGCGATCGCAATTATCCAACGAGATTGCCGTATCGCCTGCCAACAGCGCCGCGCCTAATCGCTTTTCCAATTCTTCTTCCGAATGCCCTTGCGCGATCACCGGCATTGGCCGGCCGGTTGCGAGAATGGCGGCGATGTCAACCAGCAGGCTTTTCCCTGTTCCGGCCATGGGTGACGTGAAGGCATGCAATGGGGCGCAGCTCATTGAACGGCGGTCAAGGATGGTAAGCAGTGCCGAGAGCGCAACCGAGCGGTCCGCGTTCATGACGAACGGGAACGTATTGATCAGCTGCTCGAGCTTGCTGAGCGCCGTGACGGCATCTGCCTTGTTTGGCTGCTGCGGGATTGGCGGGAAGCTCTGATCATCAGCTTTGAATAGTAGCCCGCTCTCGGTGTCATAACCTGGTACTTCGCAGATCGAGCCATCGGTCCGCAAAAACGGCGTGTGAATAATTCCGCTTAGCATCGGCATTTTCCATTTTCCTTGTCGTGCCAGATAGATTTCGGCGACCTTGTCGGGGGCGTCGATGGCGACCCACGCCTTGGACCGGGCGTTATGTTTGATGAATTGCGCGGCGCAGGTGAACGCGTCGACCAGATACGGCCGTGACAGTGGCACCAGATGCCAGCCTTCGATTTCGCGCTTTTTGCTGGCTTTGAATGTGGTGAGCACCGGTCGCACCAGCATGCCGCCGCGTTGATAGATCTCGCGGCCAAGCAGGATTAACGCGTTCTCGGCCTCGTTGACGACGCGCGGGATCTCGCCCGGCGTGATCCGGATCTGCGACCAGGGCGTCGTTGCGGGGGCGCTGGATCCAACTGCGCCGGCGCGGCGCTGGCTTTGCCATTTGCTGAATGAGCGCGTGACTTCAGCCAGCAAGCGGTTGGAATATTTAAAGCCAATGCCATTCGGATGCTTCGCGAGTTCCTCGACGATTTGCTCAATGCTCCAGCCGATGCCGGCCAGGTGCCAAACCACTTCTTGAAATTTTTCACTGCGCTCGCCTTCCGCCGCGCCGTTTTCGATGATGTCGCGGTAATAATCCGTCTGCGCGCCGGCAGTGTTGAAATCAAAGATATTCCCATTCGGGACCGGCTGGCCGTCAAACCGCGTCAGCATGGTATCGAGAAAACCGTCGATCGGGCCCAGCTCCTCGCAGGATCCTTTCTGCAATCCGGAAATGGTGATGTAGCGCGCGCAATTGCGATAGAGCTCGATGCCGGCGCCGCTCTTGCGGTTGAAGGTGAATTTGCGGTGCAGCTCATTGCCTTGTGACAAGCCGATGAACCGCAGCCCGCATCCTGAAACCGTGATCTCACGATAGAGTCCGAGGCCATCAGCCTCGACACAGAGACGTTCAGCCCAGCCGATAATTTCACCGGTTGTTACATCACGCACATGATCCAGATCCGCGGCGGCGATTGGCGAATTCTGCAGCATGTAGCCAATACCATCGGCCTGGCCGGCCGCCACCGCGGCAACGGCGGCTTCATATGCTCCCCAGGTGTTTGGATCGTTGGATTTCGCCGCGGTCTTTGGGTTGCGGCACTGGTATGGCGGTTTCGTCCAGGCCGCTGCGCCGTTTTTCTTTTTGCGCAATTCCCACGGCCAAATCACCCAGCGTTTTTCTGCGGTGAGCGGCTGCAGTGCCTTTGGCAAATTGCCGAGATCAGCGGTGAACGTGCGCGGTTTTGCGGTCATAGCGTCCGCCTAATTTCACGAAGATTGCGAGCAGATGCTTGGCCTGCTTTTCCGTTGGTGCGCTGTATTTGATGATGTTGCCGGGCATGTCATTGGCAAAACTCCGCTCCCACTCATTGCGCAATTGCGCGCTGTTCTGTTGGCAAAACACCGCGATCTCGTACCAGCGCGGCTGTCCATCGGTGCCGAAGAATTCCGGCGGCGCTTCCTGTTTGCGCGCCTCCTCCTTGCGGCCTTTCTCGATGCCTTTTTCGAAAATGATTTTGGCGTCGGTCTCGCTGTACTTGCGTTCCTCGATCTCGCCGTTGGCGTTCTCGAGCACAACTGCAATGTCGTTAATGCTCAATCCTTCGGTGGCGAGCTGTTGTTTCATTCTGCGCGCGGCGTTGAGCACCTCGCCGTCGAAATCCGAAGCGAGCAGCCGGAATAATTTCGCAATGCGTTTGGCGACCGGTTCGTTGAGTGTGCTCATTTCCAGCACCGCTCCCGGTGGCCGCACATTTTGCAGCGCCAATCGTTCGGATCTTCTGTGACGCGCGGCAACAATTCGCCGGCTTGAGTCGCCTTGATCACGGCGACGGCGCGGTCGCTCATCACCTGCGCCAGCTGCGCATCGAACGGCAACAAGAAATGCAATCGCTCGCAGGTGTCCGCATTCACGACGCTAAACAGCGCCGGGTGATCGGTAACGTCGAGATATGCCTGATAGACGGCTACCTGTCCGGCATACGACGCATAAAGCCCGGCTAGGCCGTCGCGCTCGATCGTGCGCCAGGCTTTATCCTTGACGCATTTATGTTCCCACAAACACGGATACCGCAGTGCTGGCAGCTGCGGCCCGGCCAGCAAAATTCCATCAGCGTGACCGCGGAATAAGCCGCCGGCGGTTTCGAATCTCAGCCGCTCTGGTGGTGCGAATTTAAATCCGGCGGTAATCAAATGCTGGCGCGTTAACTCTTCGAAGAAATGCCTGCGCTGAAAAATAGTCTTAGTGCGCACCGGAAAGATCGGATCCACCATCCAGTCAAACTGCACCTTGCGCAGGCATTCCGAGCCGATGCTGCTGGCGCCGAGATACTGCCGAAAATTCTCGCTCGGCGGTTCGGCATGCTCGATCAGCTCGTTGATGAGCTGATTGATCGGTCGGTCTGATAGATTAGAGCGATTGAGATTGATCACGGAATTCATAATTTCTCTTCTCGCAGGCCCACGCAGCGCATGCCGTGTTGCCGTAACAGTCCCTTGAGCACCCAGCGCAGTGCCCGAATTGGATCCACGTGCGGCAATGGCTCGAGCGTCATCACAAACCTCACAGGTTGAAAGGGATCGGATTATTGGACTCCGCGAGTTCTGATTTCTGCAGGATCTTCTTACCGGCGCCGCGGTCGCGCGCGGTTTCGGCTGCGCTGATCAATCGCCATGCCATCAATAGAAAATTGGTCATGACGTCTTTCGACCAAGCTTCCAGCGGCAATGACCAGTCGATCCCGGCCTGATCGGCGAGCATCGGCAAAATCGAGGTGACAACCGCAACGTCACACGGCGGCGGAGAGAGCCCAGTCAAGCGAACAGTTTCTTCCTGATCGAGACCCTCTGCGACTGCTTGCTCGACCCTGGTCCGGATCCAACCGAAGATCGCCGCGGTTACCAGCCAGCCCCACTGCAAATCCGAAAGTCTGCCGATCGGCGTCATCGGCGGCAGGCCGGAGCTGTTCAGCGCGATCTTGCGCGCGGCGGCGATGGCGGCTTCCGTCGCCTTCGCCTGCCAAGCGTCTTCCTTCTTGGTGAGCTCGCCCATTGCTTACTCCCTCTGCGCCCATTCTGGCCGCACGATTGCGCCCGCCGGTGGCGTTGCGGGTGATGCCGGCGTTGCGCTACTCGCGGTCTTGGCGCTGATTTGCTCGGGCTGCTGCCATTCCCGGCGCTCTGGAGTGATCACTTCCAGAATCGTGTTTTTCGCCGCATAGCCATCCTTCGGCGGCCGCACGCCGAGCCGAGCGACAAAGCGAATTTGATCGAAATCAGCCCAGCTCGTCACCTTGCGCGCGTTCTCCGCCGCTTCGCTTTTGTCGCTCGGTTTGATCCCGCGCGCGCTTTCCAGAATTGCCCGCAACGTCCTGCGCGAGATCTCGCCGGCTTCGGCATGTCCCGGCGTTGTGCCGTGCAAGGTGTAGAGCTGCCAAAGTTTGCGCTTGGCGTATTCGCCGTCCACGACCACGAATTCGCAGTTGAGACCTTCGGAATTCTTGTCGGCGGAGCGCTTCAGCCAGTCATCATCGCCGGCACCGCCAGGGCGAATTGTCAGTTGCAACGTGACGATGGTGCGGTCCGGAATAACGTCGAACGAGCGCTGTTCGCCGGCATCGTTGAAGTCGAGATTAGTCGTTGTTTCAGTCATGTTCGGTTCTCCTTCGGTTCCGAGTCATAATGGTTGGTGAGTTTGCGAAGTAATTTTCCGAGATCCGGCTCCTCGATCTGCTTGAGCCGACCAGAGCGGTCCTTGGCGGGATAGCCCCACGGATTGGGATTGCAGACGAACCCCCGGAGTGGCGGTTTGCCGTCGCTGAGATCGAGGTGCGTATAGGTGATAATTTCGTCGATGATGCCGGGAATTTCGCGCCCGGTTTTGCCGCCTTCAGCTTGCAATTGCCATTCGACGTGCTTGAGCTCGTCGACGACACGCTCGAGAATTCCGACAAAGACAATATTTTTGCTGCGCGAGTGTTGAAGCTGGTTGAGCCAAAGGATCATCTGCCTGCCGTGCAGGCCGTAGGTATTGCGAACGTCCCGGCGTCCGCTGCGCTCGCTAAATGCTTCCGGCTGCTGTTCGGCGTGACGATATGAAAGACGGGTGATCGCCGTTAGACTGTCGACAAAAATGGTGTCGTAGCGATCGAGGTTTTCCAGATACCCGCCTATTGCCTCGAAATGCGCCGGTGAATAGGCCGCCGTTGGCGGGAACGACTTATTTGGCCCGCCAATCCTGCACGCCAAATCGCAAGCATCCGGCCAGGTGTCGATCCTGATGGTGGGTACTGGCAAACCGAGCACAGCTAAGTCGCCGGCTTCGATATCGATGAACAATGTCCGATCGGGATTAAGCGTGCGCAGCTGTGACGTTTTGCCTATGCCGGTCGGTCCCAACAACAACACCTTGGCGCCGCGTTGCTCGCGCAGGCGTTCATCTGCGCTGATGATCTGCATCTTCTTCCTCCCGTGCCGCTTCAGCCCAATACTTTCCTTCCCGATATCCGGCCTCGAAGATTCGCTCGAACACTTCGTCCAGCTCGCGCTGCAGATCGCGGAACATCAAATCGCGCTCGAGAAAGCCAAGCCGCGGGAAGCGAGGGTCTCGGCTCAGTGTTTCGCCGATCTGGTCGATCAATCGGTCTGCCTCTTCTTGATCTGTCATCTTCCGCTCACTTTTTGATTTGCGTGAGCAACAGCCTTGCGGCCTCGGTCTTCTGGTCGGCCAGGGCTCTCACTCCGCCGGTGGCGAATGCGGCGACGGCCACCAACAAATCACGCAAGCGCTGTGCCGCGCCGGCGTCGAACCTGCAGTGCGCGCCGCCGGTAATGCGGGCGAGCTCGGCGTAGATCTGTCCGATGTGTTCATCGGCGCCTTCTTGAAACAGAAAGCATGGCACACCCAATTCACGCGCTTCGGCGTAGAGATCAGTCGGGGTTTCCTCGCAGGCGTCCGAAACAATGATCAGCGCATTGATCTTCTCGCGGGCATTTTCCTTGCGGGCGTGCGCCAATACCTTGCGGATCTGCGTATGGCCGGCCGCACACGTCACACGAGACATCGCAGCGGCGAGCGATTTGGCGTCCGATTGCCAGCGTGAGGCGACGCATTTGCCTAGGCCGCGATAATGCACGAGCTGCACATCGAGGCCGCCGATCGCGGCGACAGTCTCGAACATCTGTGCTTGCAGATGCGCGGCTGTGTCCCAGGTGCGTTCTCGGCTTGCAGTGGCGTCGAGCGCGAAGATCACCCGGCCGCGACGTGGATTGATGCGCGAGAAGAATGCCTCGAGATGCGCGCGGCCGGTGATGGTGGGTGTGGTTATTGTCATGGCCTCTAATTCCTCTCCATTCGCATGTTCGATCGCGGCATCGGCGATGGCCTTTTGACTTCTTAGCGACGACCCTGGCCGCGAGCGTGCGATTTGCTGTGGCGGCGCGAGGCCTTCAAGCAGGCGGCCACAAAGCCCCTGTTGACGCAGCGCGGATCATCAAGCCAATCGGTGATATCGTCCGGTGGCTTTCCGA